AACGATGTATCGTTATTGGAGTAGCATAACCCCTTGAATTCATCTGCGCCTTGTGCGGTCAGTCCTGTTAATGCTGTACTATATCCCATTATACTTTTATTTTACCTTGTAAATTTTCCTCAATCGCTATTGTTATCTCACCCTTTAATGCAGCTAAAAATCTATCATTAAAATCCACTACCGTCTCGTTGACTGCATCTCTAAAATAGAACAGTGGTTTGATTCCCCTTCTACCAATTGCCCTACTGATATTAAATGCTATCCCTTCCATCGCATTTTCTTTGGCCTTTGGAGTAGCAAACTTTTTGAACGAACCATTCTCATTGCGTGGTTGAATTCTTTTGATCTTCATCCATTCCAATATCTTATCCGTTGGTGGTCGCTTTCCTGCTTTCCTTCCTTCCTCTACATAGTATGCGTATTCACTCGCTGTACCTTTCGCAAAGAAATCAATGCGCTTGTACTTATTGTCATAACGATAAGTCAATGACTTACGCAAGTTATCACTCGCCACCGCCCTTCTTTTCTTTCCGTTCACCGTACGATATACCCCAAGATTGAGCATTGCACGTTCAACAACCTCCTGCCCAAACTCGTTCATCAATGCAGTGATTGGATTAGTAGCCATTGGTAAAGATTAAAAATGCGGTGTTACTATCGGCGATAAGTAGATCAACAAAGGCATCCACTCCTTTTTCAATTAGTGCGTTGCGGAATGGTGCGTAATCATCGCTCGAATCGAATCCAAATAAGATATTGTTCTCCAAAACGTGGATGATTGTGATGCCATTATTTTCAGTTATTGTATATCTCATATTATTTATATAGTCATTACACAAGACCACGCACCAAGTCCACCACTGTTTGCGGTTGCATTATTGTTAAAGCGAATAGCCATTAAATCACCTGCTGCAAATGTGGCGCTATTTGTTGTATTTGAATAATTACCAGCTACACTACCTGCTGCCACGGTAATAACCAACGCAGTATCAGCACCATTTTTACGAATAGTCAAAACTAAACTACCACTTGCAGGTTGGTTAGTTGTCATCAAAAAATAAAAATTGTTCAGCGTACACGCAGTAGGCATTGGCAATCTTCTTGCAGATTCTCCTGCACTACCAGCCAAATTGCTAAAATTCGCAAAAGTTATTTGACTTGCGCTCAATACAGCACCTCCAAAAGTCACTTGCAAAATAGATGCACCTGTACCACTACCTGCATATTGCGGAATGTTCAAAGTGCTACCTACCAAAGTTGCTGCGCCACTCGTTCCCGTTGTGGTTAAAGTGATGTTATCTTGTTTCGTTGATAGGACATTACTTTTCTCCCATAGTGAAGTTGAAGTATTATATTTTAGAATGTCATTATTTGCAGGAGATACCGCACTCACGTTATGCAACTCATGCATTTCATAACCATTCTGCACCCTTACATACATTCGACCAGCACTGCCATTACTCGCAGTGGTCACGAATCCAAGATATACAAGATGATTTGGTGCTAATGGTTTGGTCTTGCTGAATGATCCTGCTGTCGCTCCAAGATATACAGCATCACCATCCGCCCACGTTGAAGTAGGGAATAAACTGAGGCCATCAATTTGGCCTTGCATTATTATCAATCCCTTTTGATTTGCTGCAATGGAAGTAGACAATACCACACCAATGGTCTGCGCCGATGTCGCATCGGTTAAATTGTTAGCCAGCTTCACGGTTAATCTATCTCCCGTTCCACCAAATGCGTAGACCGCCTGTCCTTTTGTTATGGTTGTGCTTTCCGCATTGGTCACATAACTGAGCAATGTATTGGGTGCAGTTCCAATAACTTGGAATCGGTTAGTTGTGGAGTTGTAAACGCATAGCATTTCAGCACCATCAACAATATCTCCACCTATTAACTCACCATCATTATTTCTGTACAATGGAATCGCACCAAGTGAATTGATATTCAAGGTGCATTGTGTTGTATTGCCAGTGGTGAATCGTATCAAGAAGGCATCTCCATCATTATAAGCAGTCACCCCACTAATTGTGGTTGTGTATGTATCCGTTCCCGATGTTGTTCCTTTTGGAATGCCACTACCACCCCCACCACCTGGTATTGTTTTCCAAGTGTTATCCGCAGCCAAATAGTCAGTGGTTGCAGACGGATCATTGGTTGTGTATTGCAGCTTTTTCATTAATCTCCAATGTAAGGAATTTCACAAGCGTTCCACTGATAGTCAACTGTGATGTCAATTGACAATTGCACACCTGTTAAGACGTGAGAAAATTCTTCTATAAAAGGCTGTGCGCTGATTGGTTTACCCAATACCACAGACTCATCGAATATAGAGCCATTCTCCAACATAGCGACAAAGTCACCTGCCAACTGGATACATTCGCTCATTGACTGTCTTTGATATTCCGTCTTATCATCTTTGTCACGTGGTAGGTCTGCAAAATAGACATCAAATGAATAGGTCAAGGATCCTGCATCAAAACTAAATGATGTTGGTGTAACGTGCATCCAAGGCCACTCGCCCTCCTTTTCAAGGTCAGCTTGTGATATTTGTCCGTGTGTGAACCTTCTTAATAGTGCGTGGCTGTTGGCGAATTCTTGGAATTTACCAATCACTACGTTGTAAGTATATAAAGATGAATCGCTCATATTAGTTAGTAGCTTTAATGGTCATTTTTAGATATCAATTGCTTTTGATAGTTGTAATAATCTAATCTATACGATAGATGAGCGAATATAGTTGACGCTTGTGTCTCTGTGATGGCATCGAATTTAGTCACATCTCTATCTGCAAGTTCTTCGATTACGTGAAACCATCCGTAACGCTCGGCTAATTCGCTTGTTGCAACTCCTCCTCCATCATCGTCATCGCCTTCGTCAAGTTGGTCTGTATCTGTTGTTCTAAATACGAGAGGGAAGTGGTCACTAATTCGCTTTCGATAGTCGAAAAAAAAAGCAGTGCGCCATTGGCAATGGATAGAGGCATTTGCTCAAAGTCCTTTGCATTGGATAGATGGTCAGCAGTGTACTGCTCAATCTTGTATTTCGTTCCAATTTCCGATGAGATGGGGCGGTAAAGGATGGACAATAGCTTTGGTAAGTTCTTTGGAAAGTCCTTACAATTAGTATCAAGGTCAAGCCACTCACCAAATGAAATCTTATTGATGTCAGGAATGAATCCGTATCCCTTCCACTTGTGTTGATGGTTAGCTAATGGATTGGTGATAACCTCACGAAAGGCAGTAATTGCTTTCTCCATATCTTCGGGAGTCAATTGCCTCACGAAATCTTTGGACTGTCCGAGAATAGCGGACACTTGACCAATGTCATTGCCTTCATTATTAAGGAAGTCAACATACTGCTTGACAGTTATTGTCGAATAGTCAAGGGATACTTTAATCTTTTGCATTGTTCACCTCCTCCAAAACTTTATTGAGCCATTCGTCAAAGAGTCTTATCATTTCAGTTTTTGCCAGTCGCTTACGTTGCTCCTTTTGTTGTAGCCATAAGCCGAATAACACACACATAGTGTAAGTGTGTTTGGCTTGGTCTTTTGATTGTTCTTGATCCATCAATCTATTTTTACGTTATTGTCATTTAGAATTTCATAAAACTTTGAGCGCAGCTTATCAATCGCATCCACCTGCTCACCTGTATAGTTTTCGCTGTTGTACTTTATTTGTCTTCTCATCTCTTGGTCGAACTCCCATAGTGCAATATACACCCCATTCAAATTGGTGAATCTTTTGTGAGCCTCAATATCTGTAGGCTCATCTAAATCAAATTCAATGATTGCTCTCATAATTTGTTTATTTCGTTTTTTACTTCTTTCCAATAATCATAACTACCTTCAGCATACTCAATATCAGTAAATATAAAATCTCCTTCTAATCTTAAATCAATCGCAATCAATGCACATTCTTTACAATGAATAGGCTCTGCGTTAGTATGCCAAAGAATTTTATACATCTGGTGAAATATACTCTCAGCTTTTTCTTTTGGTGTCATAATTTGTTCAGTGAATTGCTTACAATTTGTCAGATATGATTATTTGGACTGGGTTGTCGGTATCTCCGACAATGGTATTTCTTGCCTGCTTAGGTTTGAAGTATTCCAAAGTCTTTAGGTAGAGTTCACTCGCTATCATCTTGTCTTCATCATTGCGTGAGTTCCAAAGCTTATCCAAGAAGGCATTGAATTGCTCCGCCTGTTGACCTGTGATAGACTCTCCGAGTGCCTCCCATTGCAAAGTCTTTTGACCTTTTGCACCTACTGGCTTTCCGTTTGGATTGCCCGATTTTCCTTTTTCAAATGGCATAAATATTGAAATTTGTTGATATTAACAATTAAATCCTTGATAAAATACAACTTCATTAGATTTCTTTTTACCACCCCAATGTTCTTTTAAATGTTGGAATGGAAGCCAGTTAGCATTATCATTTTCACACACAATAACTTCTCCTTTTCTTTCTTTACACCATTGACCTAACTGATTAAAATCTAAATTTTTATTTGAGAATGGATAATGTTCACCACCTTTAAAATAAGGTGGATCAATGAACCAAGTTGCATCAATATTTTCAATTGATTCATAACTACCCAATTTAATATTCCAATGTTTAATTTGATTCAATTTTTCAATTGTTTTTTTTATCTTAAAATCTAAGGAATCACCTGCCCATTTCGTCAATACATTTCTTGGGTTAGCACTACCCTCATTAACACAAAAACCAAGAAAACATTTTTCACCTTCGCTTAAATCAAAATTTCTTAAATCATCTCCTATCTTCAATTTTGGTAAAGATAATATATCTTGCTCACTGGCACTTTGAAGATAATGCCACATCTTAATCACATTTGGGTTAAGGTCGAATAGTCTTACATCTTTCTCCCAATACATTAACGAATACCGAGCAGTCCCTGCAAATGGTTCAATGATTACATCTTTTGTTGGTGGCAGATATAACTTGACTATTTTTGATTTGCTTCCGTAGTAACTTACCATTACAATTCTAACTTAGTTTTGAAATGGTTGATTAACTGCTCCATCTTGTGGTCATAATATTTGGTGAAGGTCAAGAATCCCTCTTTGTCTTGTTCATATAACTTGTAAAGGACATTCCTTAACCTTTGACCATTCGATTTCTTTTCAATCTCAAAGTCAGCCTTTAAGTCATTCAAGATGTCCCTTTCATTAGTAGCAAACTCCTCTTCTTTTAGAGCGCAATAAACGAACGAATTTTGCAGGGAGAATATTTGCCCTGCTTGATCAGGAGTTAATTCATTAGTGCCAATGACAATGGCGGTAGTCCTATCCTTGCGAGACTTTATACTTTCAATTTGAGCAGGTAGTATAATCATATTTTACCAATAAAATATTTATCATATTTCAAGACAAATTTTGCTTCATCATTCACATCAAAAAAAATAACTACATCTTTATCATATGCAATTTTTTTCACATTATGAATCTCAACTTGTGATTCTCTATCACCTCGAAAATATGTTACGATATAATTATTCATACTGGAAAGGCTCTATATTTATTTGCGCTATCTTTTGTAAATTCAGGATTCGATGCCAAATGAAGTTCAAATTCAATTTCTTGGGCAGTTTCAAAAGATGAAGTATCAATGCTTTCATCAATCATTTGCAATGATCCACCACCATTGAATCTCACCCACCAATCATTGTATTTACTTTTTTCTAATTTACCTAACATATTTATGGATTTATTAATTAATATACAATAACAAATATAAGTAATAATATTTAATCCAGAGAATAGATCCTGAGCTAAAAGAGAATGAGAATATCCCACTGATAGTTACATCAGTTGTCATTCACTCTCTTTGCTTAAAAGTTCATTCAATCCGTCGAATGAGTCCTTTCGCTTTCAAGTTTCAAAGTATCACCGTTGACCTTTGACCTGGACACTACTTTAACGAGATAATCGGCTCTCGTGATGGTCTTGCGGCTTTGTCCTTAATGCTACCGCTGCGCTTCGCCATCATCCCCTTGTAACGCATACTCCTTTTAACCAAGCGTATTCACACCGCCATTAAAAGAATGCCGTCTATTCCGAGCTGTCAATTGAATTCGAGTATTCAATCAGTAGCATACCACTACACTATCCACCGAGGGCGGTGATACCCCGCAGACATTGTGGCTTCTATTCCACCCATACCACAACAGTATCAAAAAAAAGTTCCCCAATGATTTAAACGTGTTCAGCGCATTAAATCAAAGGGGAAAAATCACAATGCTGACTGAACACTACAAAGATAGTAATTCAGGTCAATGGTTGCCTTGTTAATTACTCACCACTTTTGAACAATTCGACTATTGTCATTGCAAGGACTACTGGCCAACAAATAGCAGTAAAGATTACTCCCAAAATGTTTTCACGAGTAAAAGGTAGGGAGTGGTATCGGATTATTACCAGCATCAAGCCAGTAAGTAATAAGGCGATCAGTGAATGCCACATAAAAAAAGAAGCTACAAGGTTGCTCATCACTATTGAGATTTAGATTTTCTTCCACGTTTTTTCTTTTTGGGTTGCTCCTCCTCCATAAGTAGCACCTCCTCGCTTTTGAGTTGGTTGTGAAGGTCATCCACCATCTTTTTTACACAAGGAATACAACTGCTCACCTTGCCTTTGCTACCCTTCATCATCTCGTCGAATTCTGCAAGAAGTCTGCGCTGTGGATCAGTTAGCACATTGGTTGCCTTAACTGATTCAACTAACTCCTTTGCTTGTGCTTTCTTTTCAGCATCCACCACAATGGGCCATTTACCCGCAGGGCAATCTTGGAAGGTCATCTTTGTTTTCAAATCCAAGAAACAACCGCAGGGCTTAAAGGTCACTCCATCAAGTGTAACTGGTTGCGCAAATGGATTAAGTTTGTTTAGTGGAGTGCCACACGTTCGGGTTGTCGAATTGTAAACTGGACACTCGCGACAAATAGCCATTCGCATATTGGCCATTTCGATTATCTTATTCATATGACTATTGCTTTTTTAATTTCGTTTTTAGCGTATTTAACCGCGTTGTAAAGGACTTTCTTTGGTATACCTGTATCAATGCTAAGGTCATTGTAAGAAAAGTCATTTAAGGCATATAAATAAAAGACCTCACGTTCAAAGAATGGAAGGCGAGAAATCAATATATCAAGCTGCTCATTGGTTATCCTATCCCCAAGCCATACCGTTACCGATTCATAATCTCGCAATTGTGATTCGGTAGGCTCATCACTCATCTGGTTGAATTTCCTGATTGTGTTATGGTAGTGACTGCGATTAGACCAGTGCGCAATCTTTAATGCGTGGTTGATGTAATGCTCACTATTACGTATCTCATTTCCATTTTCAAAGATGCAAAGTAATGTATCGTGCAGCAAATCATCTGCCTCATAGACATTGCCACTGCACAAGTTAATGGCTAACCTGCGGTGTTGGTCATATTGTACCTTTGAAATATGCATCAATTACTTTTATTGCCTCTTCGGATCCTTTTACATAAGTAGCATAATAGCCACGTTTGTTCAGTTGTTTAATCCATTCCTTCTGTTCCTTGCTCACAACTCCTTTCTCAGTCTTGACCTCAATGAATAACCCGTGATATTTATCATTGGGTTCGCATATTTGGAGATCAGGAAATCCCTTCACGTATCCAGTCATTTTCATTTTGATTGCCTGTTTCATTGACGTGAACATTCCCCCTGCTGAGGCGCAATACAACGCATTTGGATACATCACTTTGATATATTGAACGATTGCAAACTGCACTCCTGCCTCTCCTGCCAATGGTTTTTTGGCTCTTGGCTTCAAACTATGTAGGATTTTCCCTTTCATTGGACTAAATTAAACACAATTTTGATACCATCCACAAAAAAAAATGCATCTTGAAACCCGCATAAACATTGAAAAACTAAAAATATTTTAATTTTTTTCTTGACACATTAAAATTTATTTCTATATTTGCCAAACAAACAACGAAACAATTAAACAAATGAAAAACGAAACACAATCAAAAATTCAATTTGGAACTGGAGAAGATGCTGTAATTCACATTGTTGACACTTCTCAAGTTGATTCATATTTAAAGCATTTAAGCATCTTAGGTTGGAATATGCATGAAATAACATCAATTTCTGTAATATAAAAAAATGGGGGGTGCGCATCCACAACGCACAAATAAACAAACAAAACAAAAAACTATGTATCAAGTTCACATTTTCAAAGGCTTTCATCAACAAGCCATCAATTGCGAATCATTGGAGCAGGCGAACGCAACAGTGATTGATTACGCTCACACTCGTGGTATTAAGTATCACAAAGATGAACACGGTTACTGCCACGCTTATTCAGGCACGTATCACGTTAATGGAGTTGAAGCATTCATCTTTCAAGTTATCTAATTATGGGTAAGTTGCAATTCAAAAAAATCGAAATCTATGGCACTGATTTGAGCCAATTCGATCGAGATAGAAACTCATTGACATCTGGTGTATTTGTGCTGAATCATAATGAGTCACTTGCAATGAAAACATTATTGACCAATTGGATCAATGCTCGTCAAGATGACAATTACAAATTATCTAAAATTGATTTCTGCATAAATGTAGATGAGGCAAAGCAATTAATCGAAAAACTAAAAACCATTATTAGTTATGAAAAGTGTTAACCTAACCTACCCACGCAAATTCATCTGCGTTCAATCATCAAGTTATCCAACTGAGCAACTTGACTTTAACGCAATCGCTCAGCACATAGCGGACAGTTCACCACGCAAACCATTTGAAAGGATGGAGGCATTGTTAACCGAAAAAACCTACAAACGATGAGAGATTGGAAAGAAATGGATGAGCAGGACTGCATTCAAAGGATGGATGCGCTCAATGTCAAAGGCAGTTATGGAGGTGCAACGTACATAGTTAATTCCATCAATGGTGAATTTTGGGAATGGGTTATGCCAATTGCACAGGTACACGGCCACAAATTAGATAACAAGTTTGTTGTGTGGTACGATTGCCAAGACAAATTTATGCGATTGAGAGGGATCAATAAGGACAAAACCGCATCCTCATCAATGAAAATTTGGGAAGGTATTATGCCGCCGCAGTTGTTATCAGTTTACAACGAATTAAAACAAGTAAAAATCAAAACCATAGAAATATGAAAACAAGTAAAATCAAGTCCATTCAAAACAATGGCACCTGGAAAGACCTCTTTAAGTTCGAGGTCGAAATGGAAAACGGAGATGTCGGCGGTTGCTTCGCTGCATCACAAGAACCTCCCTTCAAAGTTGGAGATGAAAAACAGTATGACTATACTCAAAATGGTAGGTACTGGAATATTAAATTTGCGAAGGAGCAGAAACCAGCGTGGAATGGTGGTGGTGGAAAGTCCTTTGTCAAAGAAGATAAGTCAGCAGACATCGCTCGTGCTGTTGCGTTGAAGGCAGCAGTTGACCTCCATAAAGGAGAAGGCGAACCCATCAACCAACAGATTGGGATGATATGCGCCACTGCTCAGGCTTTTGAAATCTATTTAACATCAGGCGAAAATCCGTACAAAGATGCGATCGCTGATGGCAAATCTAACAACGCTGATGACCTCCCTTTTTAAGGGGGGTTATCAATTTTGATAGCCCGAAAGATTTAATTGATTACTTAAAAAAGTTAAAATGAAATTTAGAACCTTAATAAGAACGCACTACCCATCCACCTACGAATTTGCAAAGGCGATGGGAGTGACTTGGCCAACTGGTCGCAAGTATGAAACGTACCCAATCACAATGAGTATCCATCACATTGATAAGTTATCCAAGTTGATTGGAGTTGACAAATGCGAATTGATCTCATTGGCGGTTGATGAAAATACAAACGAACACGAACCTGTAAATTATTTGTAAGATGAGTAAACAAACAGCAACGCAGTATCTTATTAAAGAGATAAAAAATGATTCATTAGTACAAGCTAAAAGTACTGAAGAATGGAATAAGGTATTTCAAATAGCACTACAAATGGAACGTGAGCAGATTTTAAATACATTTAAAGTTGCGCAAGTCTTTGAAATTATGAAATATCCAACAATCGCTGCTCAATACTACGAACAAACATACGGAGGTCAAGATGAATGATATGCTATTAAAAGTGGTTGACAATATGTACGTACAATCACGTAAGCAATTCATATTATTGCGTGAATTGTTATCAAACACCACACCTGAAATAATTGAGCAATTAGATGCGCTCATCGTGCATTTTGATTCCAAGAAAACATTAGATGAGATTTTATTTGAATGTGCAGAAGATTATTTTGGAGTGAGCAGGGAAGAAATAATCTCACGCACACGCAAAAGAGCGATTGCCGATGCTCGTTCAATGTGCATTTCATTTATGGCCTTTGCCGATTATAAGATAACGTGGCAGGACATTGGTCGCAAGTTCGGTATGGATCACTCCAGTGCGTTACATTCAGCAAAAAAGTTCTGCGACCTCTACAAATGTGACGATCAATGGAGGCATTCCGCTAATGATTTTTTTGCGACTCTTGAAAAATATGGCTATAATTGCGAACAAACTAAACAAAAACTACGTAATGGATGCGAATACTTTGTACTTAAAGGTTCAATTACTCGAGCAGAGGATAACCTTACTCGAAAGTCAATTGAACAACCAACAAATAAAATCGAAAGGATGTCATTTCATTGCGCCATCTCTTGAAGAAGTCGCTGATTATTTCCTTGAAAGAATGCCAAATTCCAACTCCGAAGATGCTTTACACTTTGCTGATGTCTTTATCTCCCATTACATCAACACAGGATGGAAGTATGGCAAGAATAAGATGAAAGACTGGAAGGCAGCAGTAAGATCCGCTTGGGATTTAAGTAAATTTGTAACAACTAAAAACAATCACAATGACACAATTGGTCGAATTCAAAGAGACACAATACAACAGTGGGTTAACTCATAACGAAAAAGCCTACATAACCAGTCTGGAATCCCCACGAATTAATGAGATTACGCTCTCAATTTTTAAGCAATCAATAGCGTACGGGATAGTCCTTTATGGCATCAAGAACCTTCCCTCCGATGAAGAAACTAATCTTCTTTATGTAACTATGCAGACGCACTACCCATACCTCACAACAGGAGAGATGGCATTGGCCTTCCAACTGAATGCAGTGGGTAGCGAATGGACACGAGTGGAATGTTTCGGGATGATGTCGGTAGCGTTCCTTTCCGATGTCTTGAAATCGTACAATGAGTTTAAGATGAAAACGAATTTAGCACTCGATAAAAAGAAAGCTAAAATTGAATTGCCATCCAACACAAGTGATGAGCCAGTAGATTGGACTGAGACCTTCAATGAGGACATTAGACTTTGGAGAGAAAACAAAAGAGATTTTGTCCTGATGTTAGCACCAATGAAGGTGCGGACATTCTACGATAAGAAGATTTTGAGAGATGAGATGTGGAGTGAAGATGAATGGAAAAAGTGGCAATTTATGGCATACAAAAAGACGCTTGATGCTCAATCAATGAGTGCTTTCAAGGCCAAAAGATTGGATAAAATTACTCGGCAAAGATTCAAAGATGATTACCAGTGTGAATTGTCTCGACTCATCTACGCTGACATTATGGACAGTCATATATTGCAACAAAAAATAAAGGATGGGTTATGATTGAAGAAGAAGATTTTGAAGAAGATTTGAATGTTCAAAGTGATTTTGAATGGAACGATCATGGTGTTTGCAAAAATGAAAAGTTGTGTACTTTCAAATGCATCAAAAAATTTACTGCGCAAGTTAAATGGGCTAAGAATATGAATAACCGTTGGGTGTATGGATTAACTTTTCAAGGTCTAAATCAAGGATGGAGTGAGCCAGTATTGAATCACGCTTACGGATATGATACCGAAGATGAGGCATATTTTGCAAGTGTGAATCGATTGGTTTATTTGATTGGTAACAACAATGACCACTGCAAATATGATGGAATTTTACGGATGCTATGTGATGAATTGCCTGATGAAACAACTAACCAACTAACTCTTTTCTAAATGATTCAGTTCCACGATAAGCAAAAAGAGGCATTATCCTATCTTGCCATTGACAATGATTGTAGACAGTTGTTATATGGCGGAAGTGCAGGTTCTGGAAAATCTTTTCTTGGATGCGATTGGCAAATTAAAAGACGGTTAAAGTATCCTGGTACACGTGGACTTATTGGCCGTGCTGAATTAAAAAAGTTGCGACTATCCACACTGGCTACGTTCTTTGAATTGTGTACCAAATACAATCTCATTGCAGGAAAACATTTCACATACAATGGTCAAGACCACGTAATCAATTGGTATAATGGAAGTCAAATTATATTGATGGACTTGGCTGATATGCCAAGTGATCCCGACTTTGGGCGGTTTGGTTCGCTTGAAATTACTGATTACTTTGTAGATGAGGCAAGTGAGGTGAGCGAAAAATGCGTTAATATCTTGAATTCACGTGTGCGCTATAAATTGGTCAATGATAAACCGAAAGGACTACTTACCTGCAATCCACATAAGGGATGGCTATACAGAGAGTTCTTTGATGCGCAGCGTAATGGCTCAATAAGAAAGGACAGACGCTTTATTCAAGCACTGCCAACTGATAATCCGCACACATTACCAGCCTACATTGAGTCGCTTCAAATGTTGCCCGATATTGACCGCAAAAGATTATTGGAGGGGGATTGGGATTACGATGAAACGAAAGACCGCCTTTACGAATACGATGATTTACTGCGATGCTTTCGCCCATCTACTAATTTGGGAGACAAATTTATCACTGCGGACATCGCACGGATGGGTGACGATAGGACAGTGATTGTGGTGTGGAATAACTTACACGCTGAAAAGTTCGTGGTGTTAAAACACAAGCCTATTAACGAGGTGGTAGACACTATCAATGACCTGATTAAAAATCACTCCGTAAGATTATCTAACGTACTGGTGGATGAGGATGGGATTGGTGGGGGAGTGGTTGACTTTATCAGGTGCAAAGGATTCTTGAATGGATCAAAGGCAGTGCGTGACAATTATATGAATCTCAAAAGTGATTGTTATTTCAAGTTAGGCGAATTGATTTCAAGTAACGCTATCACATTTGAGTCCACTCACAAGGACACAATTGTAAAGGAATTGGAAATGATACGCAGGGAGAAAATAGATAGTGATGGAAAGTTGAGAGTGACCAATAAAGAAGATTTGAAAAAGAGACACGGAATAAGTCCTGACTTTGCTGATGCAATAATGATGAGGGCATTCTATGAACTCAAAAAGAATTTTGGTAAATACGCATTCGCATAATAAATTAGCACTATGGCAGACATCACAAAATGTAAGGGTACAAATTGCCCGATGAAAGAATCTTGTTATCGTTACACTGCAAAGGATGGGATGATGCAGTCTTATTTTCTTAATGTTCCACTCAAAAATGATGAGTGCGATATGTACTGGCACACAACTAAAAACAAATAAAATGAAAACAGAGATTACTCAGGACGAGTTAGAAAAAATCAAGGTGCTAAACCTACTAATGTGGTTACAGGCATCCATCTATGCAGGTGATGAATGCGAGGAAATCAAATGGTTTTACAACCACCAAACAAAGATGCTATTAAAGAGGCTCAATGAGTCTATCCAACGTGAACACGGAAAGACTATCACTGCGCTTTGGGATGCAGATGGTGCGACCTTACCCGAAATCACTAAACACCTTGATGATTTTACTTATGAAATGGCAACCTATGGATATTGGATGCTGCCAGAACTCATCAAGTTAATTCAAGATGCAAAAGAAAATCAACCTAAATTACAAGTGAAATGAATGAAAATTGTATAGAATGGCTTATTGAAACATTAAAGAAAAATGAATTTATACCTAATCCAGATTGTATTTTGGATTTAAGAAGTAAAATCATTAACGAAGCAGAAAAGATGCATCAAAAAGAAATTTATGATGCGTATGTATATGGTGCTGCCTACGGAATAGATATTGAAAATGGATTAAGTCCTATAAATTATTACAAAGAAAAATTTGAAAAATGAATATAACGCACGATTTTGACAACTGCCAGTCCGATGTCTACAAAGAGGTCATTACTGATCTAATATCAAGGGAGAAAATGGGGCGCATTAAGTATGGCACAACAGTGGATAAGGCTAACTTATCGGAACGTGAATGGATGCAACACGCATACGAGGAGGCTCTTGATTTTGCTATCTACTTAAAACGAATGATGTCAAAAAAATGACATTAGCACCAACAATCAAAAGAGTGGCATTGCGCCACTTTTTTTTTTGCCTTAATCCCTCATTTAATTCCTCACTTAATCCCTCATTAACTTGTTTTAAATGGGACAAATCACGCTGTAATTGTCCGATATATGACTCATTAAGTTCATTCATCTTGGTTAGTGACTGATTCTCCTTACTTAAATTTGAGTTGACTACAATATAGTAGTCAAGTGAACGTACACCTAACACAACTAACCTGCGTTCAGTTCGCAAAGAATCCAGTTTTCTCCATCTCAATGAGTCGCTCAATTGCCTTTGCGTATGCGCTATCAATGGCAGTAGTATCCATAAGATAGATAGTATCAATGTCCTTTTCATATATGGTCTTTAATTTAATGCGTTCAAGTTTCAGCGTGTCAATACGTGCTTTTAATACTACGATTGTATCGTTTTTCGTAACATTTTTATATGTGGAATTGTTACGAGAATTGCATGAATTTTGCCACAAATTCAATGCATAAAAACTAATAAACAACCCCGCAATTAATGCGATAGTTTTTAACGTGAAATTCTTTTCCATTGCCTTTGGTTATTATTGCAAATCCGTGATTGTATTTTGAATATGGGTTGTAGTCAGGACTTAACTCACTCAAACAACCGACCCCCCAGCACGTGATAACTTTTCCGTTAACATCTCTTTCGGTATGCTCAGCAGTTTGATGATGATGTCCGCACATTGCGTTCGCTTTTGTCTTTAAGAATAGACCTCTCGCCACGTTTACAGATGGGATAAATTGCTTACCAAATTCGTGACCGTGAAAGATAGATAGACCTCCGACATTCAATTTATTCTTACCTTCAATCCATTGTACGTTGTGCTTATCCAAATGACAAAGACTTGCGAAATCAAAGGCATCAATGTCGAATAACTCAGGTGCTTTCACACGCATATACCTCCAATACCTTTCCTCGTGGTTGCCTTCCTTGTAGATGATTTCAGCGTTTGGGAATGTTTGTCGCAACTCATAAATGAAAGTACGCATCGCATACAACTCATCCTTGAATTTTCTTTTCTTTGGATCTTTCACAAAGTCGGAAATCATATGGCAGTCCAATGCATCTCCATTCAGCACCACTGTATCAACTCCCTCATCCAATCCGCACTGGATAGCAGTTGAAAGTGCATCAATATCGTGATATGGAATGTGGATATCGGAAAGGATGAGAATCTTTTTGCCTTTTATGTCAATGTGTTTGCGACCTTTTGCGTATGACTTTGGTAACTTGAAAGGATTGCGAGGTCTTTCTTCGGTGCGATATAGTGATTTATCTTTGGAATTTTTCCTGCCTATCTTACCTTCAATTCTCCGAAGAGAATCTCTCGCATCTTCAACTCCCAAGAAGGTCTCAAAATGTTCTTTGCTTAACTTCTTTGCGAGAGTTAAAGTTGGTGTATCAGGAAAACGCTCACGCAATTCTCTTGCGATTTTTGTTTTTTGACTTTCTGCCATATATTTTAGAATGGTTGGTATACTGTTCTACCACCACTCTTGACCGCACGTAACACTTGACCTCTGTTGCCCTCTCTGTTGTAACTTACGTGAACCCAAGATGGTGCATTCTCACTTCCGAATTCCCATATCAGTTGGTCAAATATACAATTCTTTCTTATCCAATCAAATATCTCTTTGTTATTTATGCCACCATGAATATCAGCATCAATATCCAATGCTTTGCCTTCCATGTGTTGACTGGACTTACTACCGCCAATTCGTGTATTAAGTTCGTGACTGCGGAATCCTGATGAGATACCGATTGGTTTGCCGAAATGCTCACGCACTTTATCAAAGATGTTGGTGCAAACCAGTTTAAGATTTCCAAGTTGTTCAGCATTTGGAATATTGCTAATCCTTAATGCCTTCGCTTGATTGCTGTGCGTTACCTCAAAGTAACTCACGTATTTACTTACCTTTTCCATCGGTCATTGCATCGGTTATATCTTCGCTTTTTCTACCTATGATTGCTTTTATCTTTGACCACAAATCTTTGCCAGTCACTGACTCAATTGATTCAATGATTGATTTGAATTCAATGATTGCTACAACAGTTGCTATCAACTTAGTGATGGGGATAAGTTCAGTAATGATGTAGGTCTCAATAAGGAATCCACTCACAATTGCAATTTGATACAACATCAACTTTGTAATCGTATCACTCATCCTGCGTGAGCGAATTCTTTGGCCTAACTTAATAGCTTTCCATATACCCACTACCATATCCATCGCCACCAAAAAACCGATTGTTATCATCAATTCTTTGATGGGTAAAAAGACCGTTGCAATACCTAACAGCCACAATTTAATCTTCATATTTTCTCTTGCTTTTTTAAGTATTGTTTCAATAGCTTTTCGTACTCCTTTCGCTTTAATACGATGGGGGCAGAAAGTCTTTTATTGACCACTTGTTTCTCCATTCCTTGTATGAATTTGATATAAGAAAATTGCTCTTTCCGTATGGGTTACGATCAGGGAAAATATTGTTATCAGTGTTGTTGGTGTACTCGGGGAACAACTCACTATTGTAACACAAATAGTCTACCATTCTTTTGGTGTACCATCTTGCGTTTTGTCTTGCAGCCTCTTTGAGTGACTCCATTTCTAACTTGGTCACTGGTGTAGTATCTTCACTTTGTCTACTCACCAAGTTTCCATTATCGTGCTTGTACAAAAGAGATGGATATAACTCAACCATAGTCCACCACAACACAACTTTTAACACGTACTCATTGAGCAATGTTTCATAGTCGCCTGTTAAAGTCGCATTTGCTACATCATCCTTCAATTTCACCGTCAAATTTGTACCCAAAAAGTTGGTCAAATACTTATCCTGCGCAAGATAGATGGCAGGGCGAATAAGATTGGGATCAACTGCATCGGTTAAAGGAGTGAACTTCTTTATATAATCCTCATTGATGAGTAATATCTCTTGTGGTATTGGCATTTTTTAGGCGTATTTAATTGATCCTCTTGATGGTGTATTTATTGGAGCTACACCTTCAACTCCTTTTCTTGGAACGAATGGGTTATTACCTACTCTTTTATCATTTTCAAGACCTTCATTGGGTAGAATTCTACCTTTCGAATCTCTCTTTCGCATATATATTTGACGCTTCCAAAAATGGTGACAAAATGCGCCACCTTTGTAAACGAATATATCGTATGTGCTTTGTCCAGTTGGTGCGAAATCTCCATTCACTCCTTTGTCACTCATTCTCTTTATATCTTCATATCTAAATACCGCACCTGATGCCGACATTCCCACCATATCAATGCAGAATTCACGTGAGTTAGCAGATAGATTTTGAGAATATGCATAACGCAACTTATACAATCCTGCATCACCCCATTGTGATTTCTCCCCACCATTTGCATCACTCATTGAAGGCATCTTGTTAAAGAGTTGTGAGGTGTAATTCAATTCGTTCTCAGGATCCAATACATCTTCCTCACTTATCAATTCCCATTCTTCTTTATCAATATATTCAGCTTTCGATTTCAACTCATCAATGAAGATTCTCCCCTCTTCATCCGTGAAATCATTTGAAGATTGACATACGTGAATTGATTGGTTCTCATTTATACGTTCAACTATTCTCTTTGCCCAATCTCTTCCTGCATCACCTCCCCACAATTGCCAAGCTATTCGACCTGCTGTTGGAAATCCATCTTCACCTTGATTCCATCCCATTGCCTCTTTGTCTACTTCGTGACGTGAAAAGTAACTATTCATCCTTTGCACGGTATCAAAGGAAAGATTGCGTTTATTGCTAATGTCTCTTGCACGTGCAACACCTACTTCCGTTCCACCCCTTCCATATTCATCTCGCCACTTTAATCCAAGTTCTGCTTCACCTGCCATTTCATCGGTAGGTTCGTAACTTTCTAAATTAACTTTTTTTTTTACTGCTGATTGTTGCGCTTCAACTGGTGTAGGCTCCAAAATTTCATTTGAAATAATCTTTGGAGTTGCTACCACATTGGATGCTTCACAAATGATGGATATTCCTTCCTCAATCAATCTTTGGAAAGGCTCAATGACCTGCTTTTGGAATATGAATAAAGCAGTTTTCATTTCATCGGTATTGCTACCCAATCCACCCCCATCTCTCACACCAAATAACAAAGGTGATGTCACACGGTGTGCAATCATTATCTGCTTGGTGCATTCCTCACTCAAAAATTGATATTGCTTATCAGCATCGTGAATAGGAAATGATGTGAATTCAACACCTCTATCTCTTTCTTCATTAAAGAATGTCAAGACCTTCCCTGCGTTCTCTGCGCTACCCAATGACATCTGCAATTGATTTTTAATCATATGCTGTTCTTCGAGTGAAGGGATGCCATTATTGAAAGATGCGATTAATGAAGGGAAAAATCCATTGAGAATATTGTTAACGTGGTACTCACCTATTTGGCGAGTTAATTCAATGTAGTTAACACTACCAATGTAATCAGGTTTAGGGTAGTATTCGCTACCCATCTTTAACGTATGTATGAAAAGGACTTGCTTAGGCAATGCCTCTTTATTTTCTTCGTCAAACATCGCAATAAAATGCGGTGTGTTCTTCTTTTTGCGTGTATCACTCCAATCACGTGAATACCAAATACCAATCACATCATCATTTTCATCACTACAAGCTAACCTGCAATTCTCGAAAGGTAGATGATTTACTTGCGCAATGGTTGTTCTATCCATTGACCAAATAACTTCCAAATAATAACCTCCAAAAAGTTTTAGGTCTCTTGATACACTTGGAATGATTGAATCGATTTTTAAGCCACTTAAATACGCATTAGCGGTATCATTTCCACCACTCACTCCCTTCCCTGCAATCATTTGACTGATTGAGTTCACAATTGATCCGTGTACTGGGGATTCACTTTGCAATTCAATCAAATATTGCGGATACATATTGCCCTCACCAAAATTAACCCATCCTTTTGATACGTTTTCTCTCTCAATAGGTGCAATCTTAACGTATTTAGCCATTTCGACTTTTTCGCCGATTCTTGACTTTATATTTGAAAGGAGATTATCCATTGTATTCGATGTCATTAGGTATGGTTAGCGTTGGTTGGTCAAAGTATTGCGTCAGCGTAGTGAATTCGATATAACCTCTTTTAATCTCACCAACCACATCAGCATCAGCAGGATCCAAGTTAGTAGACGAATTTTGACCATAAATAATATAATTGTAACGGCCACCATCAACAATAAGAATACTACCATTGACACCATCATCTGCGTCAGTGCTAATGGATAGCGTAGTGATTCTTTCATTTGTATCAATAACCGATGGAATAACCGCAAATAATTTTAGTGTAATCTCATTTTGTAAGATTAACAGATAGTCCGTAAAGGAAGGTAAAAGCAAAACCCCTTCCTCTAATGAAAGAAGAAGGGTTTGCGATGCGGTATTAGTCTGTAAGTAATTCACTACCTACAAATATAAATTAAATAGTTGGGGATACAACAGTGATAGAAGCAAAGTTATCGAAAGGAGTACTTGTGAAAGATTCCAAACGGTATGCTTTGTGCGCTTCTTCTGCGGTGAATGTAATAGTGTAACCATTCAAATCACCTTTTGCAGTTCCGGTTGATGTAGTCATTGCGGTAACTTCTGCACCATCCATTCTACCAACCATCCAAATGTTGTTGTTGTTATCTTGAACAAAAACAATAAGACGATTTTTAGCAACCAATTCCAATTGCTTTCTACGTGCAGCACTCAAAGCAAAGAAGGTAGCAGCAACAGTTTGCGTGTAGAATATTGTGCCATTCTCAACGCTTGAAGCTACTTCCTCATTGAAGCTACCAGTGTGCTTAGGGCAAGTATATTTGTAGATGGATGCGGTAGGCAATCCATCAACTTCCTCACTTGATGCATCAATAGTTACACCACTCAAAAAGTCAGCGTGTTGTTGCAAGTAGATTGCTTTGATTCCACCAATGGTATCTTTGCAATCAAGTGTAAATCCTGCGGTTAATTCACAAGCCATATTTTTATTTTTTTAGTTAGTTAAAATAAAGGGAAGGCAGAGTTAACCACCTTCCCCTTTACTTGTGGTTAATATTAGTTGTGACCGATTACGCAGTCAGTCAACACTCCAACTTGAACACCTACACGGTATCTCATTGCCATACGTACGTTATCGGATGCGTCAGTCAAAGACATATCTACAACTTTTACCTCAGCAAAATCGGAGTTAGCATCAACACCTACAAACAAGTTAGATGGTTGAGCAGCTACGATTGTTCCAGTTGAGATTCCAGGACATACATAGATATCATATCCGTTGAACTGCAAGTTGAATTCATCACCAGCTTGATACATTTGCATATAACCAAGAGCTGTGATTGCTTGACGATAGAACTGAGCAGTAGCACGGTTCATATACAACTTAGTCTCAGGCGAACCAATCAAGGCAGCCGGCAACGCATTGATAACAGCATTCAAATTAGCGATAACAGTTGATGCGCTCAAAGTAGCAGCCCAAGTTTGATCAGCAGAACCACTTAATCCAGCTATTAACTTCTTTTCAAATCCATCAAAAGAGGTATATGTACCTGCTGTATCACCCTGCCAAATAGTGTACTCAATAGTTTCACCTACTTTAGCAGCAGCGTAACCGATTAAGAAATCAGTAAAGTTAGCAGGGACAACATCATTGATGAATCCGCGACCTGTTTGTGCAGCTTCCCAATCTTGTGTGAATTCCTTTTTGCAAAGTTCAAGGTTAGTCATCAAATCGGAAACAGTCAATACAGACTCAGTCAAGGACAATGTGCCTTGCTCGTTAAAGTTACAAGCAGCAGATTGTACCAATGAAGCTGCGTTGGCCAACTTCTTCAATACTGCCTTGTATTTTACACCCTCTTTAAGAGTTACATAATTTTTTGCCAAAGTGTCTCCTGACAAGATAGCAGCGTTGATGTATGGCAACGCTAATTCACCTGCGTAGGTGCTTGTGATGGTCAATGAATCAGCCATTTTTTTTCTTTTTTATTTATTATTTGTATTTGTTTATGATTGAGAAGATTCTATTTTTAGAATCCATTTTAGCCAAGTCAAGAGGTGCGCTCTTTTGTGCAACTGCAACAGACTTCTTTACTGAATCTACTGCAGGTTGCTTTGACATCTTTTCGATGGTTGCAGAAAGAGTTTCTTTCTCTGCGTTCAAAGAAGCAATCTTAGCCTCGAATGCCTCAACCAAAGAGTTGATTGTTGATTCGAATTCTTCGCGACTTACTCCATCAAAGG